AGAGGTCCAAGAAATATTTGCACTGTGCGTCCTGAGCACAACGCTCGAATAGCTCAGTTTGCTTACCCGTTTGCCGAACATATCATGAAGAAACAGCATTGGTATGCATTCGGACAACATCCTCAAGAGATAGCCACCGATTTGGTAGCTATAGCCGCCACGACTGAGAATTTAGTTGAACTAGATGTCAATGTCATGGACGGCAGTACGGGTGAGCCAGCTAGTTATTTGTTAGAAACGAGTGTTACGCGGTCTTATGCGATACAGTATAAGGGTGAAGTGCATAAGTTGTTAATAACAATGCGCTCTGTAAAGGGATGGACATCGTTCCACGTACAGTTTGGCGCTATTAACATCACAGTTAGTGGGTGGTTATTCACTACTATTCGCAACACACTTCTAGTCGCTTGCATCGTGTTTATTTGCTGGCGTATCATGGGTCTCAGTCCACAGGATGCTTATGATAAGTTAGCCAAACACGGTGGCGATGATGCCACTATACGCGACATCAATGTCGATTTACTCGTACAGGTGTTCGCCAAGTTCGGATTGACCGTTAAAATCAGTGTGATATCTACCGGCATGCCCTTCAACTTTTTAGGAAGGACATTTTTGGATCCTTGGACCACCAAAGAATCCATCGCCGATGTACCACGCCAACTCCGCAAGTTGCACATGACTGCGACCCCTAAGAACATACCGAAAGAACTAATTCTCTATAGGAAAGCTCAAGCTTATATGATCACTGACCCCTACACCCCAGTTTTGGGTGAATGGGCGCGAGCAGTGATTCGTATATTACACGACACTATTGATGCTGCACTATTGATAAAATACGAGAATATTTTATTAAGAGATATTAGTTATTGGGCCAATTTCGAAAATCCTTTCGTACCACTGACGAGTTATGAACTTGCCGAATCAGTGGTGGCTCAACAGATGGGGGGTCACATGCAAATACAACTAGCCGAGATGAAGTTTTCCGAAGCTAAAACTTTAGATGATTTGTGCATTCTTATGGATGATACTTACCCTAAGATAGCCATTCCCGCTGCTATGGGTGGGATTTTACACCAACCTAATGTGGTTGAGAAATCCCAAGCACAGCAGCTTAAAGAAGGTTTAAAATTAAAACCTATCCTCAAGAAGAATGTACAAACCACCCGAACCGGAAAACCTGACAAAACGGTGAAAATCGCTCCAAAGACAGATAAAAAGACAGATAATGGAAAAAGGGCCACAATGAATCCATTATGCAGATACGCCGCTAAAGGTAGACCATGCGAGCGTGTTAACTGCACCTTCGCTCACAATTAATAAAATCCGTGTACAAAAACGATAACAATAAATATATATTTATAACTATACAGTACC